GATTTGGATATTAAACTATGGCAATTATGGATCGCCCTGAAGACATGAATCCTGCAGAGGATAATGTACTTCAGCTCGAAGAAAACGGTAACATCGAAGAACAGAACCTAGAGTACTCTGGTCTTGTCGCTTGGGTGAATGGCCGCTTTGAGGCATCCAAGACTTGGCGTCAGCCGGATGAAGAGCGTTGGTTGAAGGCCTACCGCAACTACCGTGGTATTTATGGCCCTGAAGTACAGTTCACTGAGACGGAGAAGTCTCAGGCCTTCATTAAGATTACCAAGACTAAGGTACTGGCTGCTTATGCTCAGGTCGTAGACGTCTTGTTTGCTGGCGGTAAATTCCCAATTGGTGTTGAGTCACCGGGCAATGCTGTTGGAGTCTCCGATGCAGCTTACTTTGACCCGCAAGAAGTTACCGAAGAAAAGATCAATGAGAAACTCGGAGAGATGGGCAACAAGCCTACTCGCAAAGTTTCCGCTACAGCCTCCCGTCCTGAGCTTGCCCTTGGTGTGCACGAAGGTCAACTGGAACGCATTGCTGATCAGGTTAAACCGGGCGTAGGCCTCACCCCTACCTCATTCACTTGGGAGCCGGCTAAAGAGGCTGCTCGTCGTATGGAGAAAACCATGCACGATCAGCTCGATGAGACAAATGCTTCTACCCATCTTCGCAATGGTGCGTTTGAAATGTGCCTATTCGGTACGGGCATCCTGAAAGGGCCATTTGGCTTCGATAAGGAATACGCTCGTTGGAATGAAGATGGTGAGTATGATCCTGAGTACCGCACCATTCCTAAGATTGAAGCTACGTCTGTTTGGAATTTCTACCCAGACCCAGACTCACGAAGCATGGCAGATGCGGAGTTTGTGATTGAACGTCACCGCATGAGCCGCACGCAGCTTCGTGCCCTCAAGAACCGCCCTTACTTCCGTGAAGAAAGCATTGAGCTCGCTATCGAGTACGGTGCCAACTATACTGCGGATTACTGGGAAGATGCGCTTGAGGACAACCAGAACACTACCGACGTTAATCGATACGAGGTTCTGGAGTATTGGGGTGTTGTAGACGCAGATATTGCGGAACAGGCAGACCTAGATATCCCAGAAGATCTACTGGATCGTGACCAGTTACAGGTCAATGTTTGGATTTGTAATGGTCAGATTCTTCGTCTGGTACTAAATCCGTTCACTCCTAACCGCATTCCGTACATGTCGGTTCCGTATGAAGTTAATCCTTATAGCTTCTTTGGTGTCGGTGTTGCAGAGAACATGGAAGATACGCAGGAGATCATGAATGGCTTCATGCGTATGGCAGTTGATAATGCTGCCCTGTCTTCCAATCTCCTTATTGAAATTGATGAGACTAACCTCGTCCCGGGTCAGGACATGAAAGTTTATCCGGGTAAGATCTTCCGTCGTCAGGCAGGCGCACCGGGTCAGGCTATCTTTGGTACTAAGTTCCCGAACGTTACCAACGAATGTCTGATGATGTTCGATAAGGCACGTCAGCTTGCGGATGAGTCTACCGGTATGCCTAGCTACGCACACGGTATGAGTGGTGTGGTAGGTGTGGGTCGTACCGCTTCTGGTATGTCCATGCTGATGGGTGCTGCTGCACAGAACATTAAGGCTGTAGTCCGCAACGTAGATGACTACCTCTTGGCCCCTCTTGGCCGTGCCTTGTTTGCATTCAATATGCAGTTCAACTTCGACAAAGACGTTGCCAAGGGCTCTCTTGAAGTTGTGGCAAAGGGCACTGAAAGCCTGATGCGTAATGAGATTCGCAGCCAGCGTCTCCTACAGTTCATGCAGATGACTGCTAACCCGGCAATGGCTCCGTTCGTGAAGTACGATTACATCCTTCGTGAGATGGCAGCATCCATGGATCTGGATGAGGATAAAATCCTTAACGATCCTCGTGAAGCAGCTATTCAGGCCCAGATGATGGCAGAGATTGCTGCCCTGATGCCTCCTCCGCAGGCAGGCCCACAAGGCCCACAGGCGGGTGGTGGAGTGCCTTCACCGAATGATCCTACTCAGACGGGTGGCGGTAACATTGCACCGGGTGCTGCACCAGCCCCGGGAGCTGAGGGTTTCACTGGCGCAGGGGGCGGCAATAATGGGGGCCAACAAGGGGCACCCGTTTAATGGATAAAGACACTGCGAGAGCAATACTTCCCTTAGTCAACGATTTAGAGCGCTATGACCTTCTACAATCGTATGTGCGAGCTCGTATCGAAGTACTACGAGGCTACCTTGAGAACACTAAAGAACTCAATAAAGTTCTTGAGATCCAAGGTTCAATTGCTGAGCTCCGCCGTTTCCAAACTCTTCGTGAACAAGCTGTAGAGGGCTCTAAGTAGTGGGTAAAGGATTCCAAGAATATGTAGAGCTTCGTCCTGAGCTCCGTGAGGCTACCGACTGGCGTATGTACAGTGGGCATGATGCCATTGCTGAGGATGTTGATAAGCTTAAAGAGCAGTACCCGGAAGGGTTCGATTACATGCTCGATCAGAATACGCAAGCTCAGACAGAATTATTGGATCGCCTACAATTCGATAATGAAGACGTTGTAGGTTCTACTCCAGAGCCTTTGAAAGAGTTAGATAGCTATCTGTTAGATCGAGCTCCGTACTCTGTAGGCGTAGCGCTGGGTGACGAGAACTCTTATACCATCGGCAATGATCCTGCCGTAGGTGTGGTTACTCCAAACACTCTCTTTGGTACGCCTAAGATGGGGCGCTTAGCTGGGGAGTTCCGTAGCGATAGAGGTCGTGTTGATACGGCTATGCATGAGACCGGGCACTATCACGGTCTGATGGCAGACAACCCAACAGAAGTGTGGGGTGAGTTTGCAGATATGGCGTTCGATAAAGACAATACCTATGAAGCTGCTACGACTGGCCTAGATCTGTATCGCTCTCTGTCCCGTAAGGATGACCTCTCTATGGAGCAGGCTATCCGTTACCTAGCTGCACAGGGCGTTAATCTATACGACCCTAAAGAGGTTGAAGGCCTCAAGAATAACATCATCCGTGGTGTTGAGCGTATCTACAACAAGAGCAACGGAGCCATTGAATTCAATGATGAAAAGAAGGCTGCTCTAACCGAAGACCTTAATCTTCAGTTCGAGAAGATTCCGGATGCTCTCTACTACGTTCAGTATGAATCTGATGCTCGTTCTGCTCGTATAGATAACCTGACGAAGCATCACCTGCAGAATCTAGCCAATGGCACTTCACTAGACCGTGGCAATGGTGACGTATCTACGATCTTCACTTCCCAGTTTGAGCAGGACGGTAATACATACATCATTCCTACGATCTGGGACGGTAAGGAATTAGATTTTGAAGAGGCTAAGAAGAGAGCCTTTGATGAAGGTGTCTTTGAGGTGTTTGACTCTCGTGAAGCAGCAGATGCCTTTGACTACATGATTCATAATGAGAACCCAGTGTTCCAACAAGAGTTTGGTGGGCGGATGGAGATCATCGATCCTGACAGAGCCCAACAGTATTTAGATAAATATGATATTCGACGTAAGCCTATGGGCTTCGCAAAAGGAGGCACTCCCATGCCGTGTGGTGATCCCATGAGCCTTATGTTCCCAGAAACCTTTGAAGTAAGTGTCGGTACCGATCCTATCTCCGGTAACGACGTACCTCCGGGCAGTTCGCCGGAAAATGTACGTGACGATATCCCTGCTGTGATTAGTTCAGGTGAGTACGTAGTTCCGGCGGATGTAGTCCGTTATCACGGTCTGAAGACCTTCATGCAGCTTCGTGATGAGGCCAAGATGGGCCTGATGGCTATGCATATGGAAGGCCAGATCCAGACTATTGATGAAGAAGATTTAGAAGAAGAAGAAATGCCTGAAGATGAAGAGTCTGAAGGTGAAGCACACGAAACCGCTGAAGGTAACGAAGTTGAAGCGGCTGAGCACGAGATTGAAGTTGAGACGATGGACGTCGAAGACGATGAGGAAGAAGACGAAGATGTCTACGCCTCAGATCCGGGCCAGTTCGCATACAAGCCGTCTGTACGCTTTGCCGTAATGAAAAAATAAGACGGCCGCTCTATTTGCGGCACGGGCTACCCGCAGAACCACCGGTCTATCCGGTCTACTTTTCGGCCCCCAAGGAGTTAATCTATGGCTAAGTATCAAGGCGCGTACCGCGAGGACGTGTATAAGGAAGAATTGCCTGCACAACAGCAGGATATGGAACCTGAAGAGCTGGAAACCGGTGATCCGGAAGAAGGTACCTTCAAGAAGCGCTACGGTGACCTGCGTCGTCACATGCAGCAGATGATGCAGCAGAAAGAGTCTGAGATGGCTAAGATGCGTGATCAGCTCGATAGTGCAACCCGTCAGCAGATCCGTTTCCCGAAGACAGATGCAGAAGTAGCAGAATGGGCTAAGAAGTACCCAGACGTTGCTAAGATCGTAGACACCATTGCTCAGAAGCGTGTTCAAGAAGCTCTAGCAATCGGTGAGAAGAAGCTGGCTGGTATCCAGAAGCTGGAGCAGAAGATTGAGCGTGAGAAGGCTGAGCAGGAGCTTCGTCGCCTTCACCCGGACTTCGATGAAATCCGCGCCAATCCTAAGTTCCATGGGTGGGTTAGTGAGCAGCCTCAGTGGGTGCAGGACTCCCTCTACAAGAACAATACCGATGCTCGTGCAGCAGCACGCGCCATTGACCTCTACAAGGCTGATGCCGGTATTAAGAAAAAGCGTGTGTCCGGTTCCTCGGATGCAGCTAAATCCGTGGGACGTACTACTGGAGCCGCCGTTAGCAACGGCAAGGCTCGTTTCAAAGAAAGCCAAGTTGCTAAGATGAGTGCCGCTGAGTTCGAGAAGAATGAGGCTGCGATCACAGAGGCAATGCGGAACGGCCTATTCGAGTATGATTTAAGCGGTAAGGCTGCATAAATCTACTTGTAATGGCATTAGTTAAGGTGATATAATGTCACCAACTAATGTCTTCTGGGGAGGGATGGGTATTTTCATTTCTCTTCCTGTCTCTCCCCAATCCCCTCAGAAATATGAATAGGTGCCCCTCCTTGGAGACAACCACCGACTCTAATTCCTGAGTCCATCGTGTGGTTATTGAGACCACATACAACGAACAACAAGCAGCGGACTACCCAACCGTGACCGGCCCGTCTTCGGATGTCACCCGGACAATGATGTTGGCCTCTTGAAGCAAGTGTTCGTTTTGAACCCCTAAGCAGCTCTCGCTGTTTTCGATGCCAAAACGACCTTAACAGGAGGAATATACAATGGCATTTTCAGTCGCTTCAGGTTATACCAACCTGCCTAACGGGAACTTCTCTCCCGTCATTTATAGCCAGAAGGTTCAAAAGGCCTTCCGTAAGTCTTCAGTAGTTGAAGACATCACCAACACCGATTACTTTGGTGAGATCGCTAACTTCGGTGACAGCGTTCGCATCATCAAAGAACCGGAAATCACTGTAAATTCTTATGCTCGTGGCACCACTGTCACTGCACAGGATTTGAGTGATGCTGACTTCAGCCTCGTTGTCGATCAGGCGAACTACTTCATGTTCAAGATCGATGATATCGAAGCTGCACACAGCCACGTTAACTTCATGGATCTGGCAACGGATCGTGCTGCTTACCGTCTGCGTGATACCTTCGACGGCGAAGTACTCGGCTACCTCGCTGGCTGGGAGCTGGATGCGTCTGGTGACTGGGTACGCCGCTCTGCGGTTAACGGCACCAAGGCAGACTCTACTGCTGGTAGCGACGAACTGCTCGCTGCTAACAAGCTGGACATCACCGACTTCGGTGGTTCTGACTTGGGTGTAGCTGGTGAAGTAACCTCTATCCCGGTTGCTGCTGGTGGCGGTTCTTCTGGTGTCACCTCTCCGCTTGCTATCCTGAACCGTATTGCACGTCAGATGGATCAGGCAAACGTTGATACCGAAGGTCGCTGGTTCGTAGCTGATCCTGTGTTCTATGAAATCCTGATGGATGAAAACAGCAAGTTCATCTCGAATGACTACGCTGGTGGTCAGGATGCTGGTGACGTACTGCGCAACGGTCGTGTAGGCTCTGGCCTCATCCGTGGTTTCCGTGTCTACAAGTCCAACAACCTCCCGTTCGTTGGTACTGGTGCTGGTACTTCTTTGGGTACCGGTTCTGAAACCAACTTCGGTGTACTGGTTGCTGGTCACGACAGCTCAGTAGCTACCGCACAGCAGCTCAGCAAGACTGAGTCATACCGCGATACCAACAGCTTTGCTGATATCGTACGTGGTATGCAGCTCTACGGTCGTAAGATCCTGCGTCCGGAAGCTCTGTTCACTGCGAACTACAACCTCGCCTAAGTGAGCTAGTGGTGGTGGCCCCCCGTAAGGGGGGTCGCCTTTTCCACGTTTGTAAGAGATTGTTCTAATGCCATCCACGTTTATCGATCTTACCAATCAGCTATTGCGCCGCCTCAATGAGGTAGAGATTTCGCAGGCAGATTTCCCAAGTGTTCGTGGTGTTCAGGCACTAGCTAAGGATGCCATTAAGGCTTCTGTTGCTAAGATCAATCAGGCTGAATATGAGTGGCCGTTCAATGCATCGGAGCATACTCAGGTTTTAGCCGTAGGACAGGAAGAGTATTCTTGGCCTGTGTATTTTAAGGTTTCCGATTGGAACTCTTTCCAGATTCAAGCGAACTCCGGTCTCGGTGTTGGCTATCAAACATTAAAGTATATGGATCGTGACGAATGGTACGCTAACCATCGTGACGATGACATGGATGCAGGTGCTGTTGGACGTGGTGTACCTGAG